ATAGCGCCGGGCCCGTGGGCCGACCAGATGCAAAGCGAGCTACGCCGGCTGCACAGCCAGAACCGTGCCCTGGCGGCCGGCGGCTGGGACCGCATGACGCCGCGTGACTGGGGCGCCGTGGGTGGGCGCCTGCGCGACGACTACGCCCGTGTGCAGCGGCTGGCGACGGAGATCCAGAATGGCACGGTGACTCTGCCGCAGGCGCTCAACCGTGTCAACGGCTACGTCGGCAATGCCCGCGTGCAGTTCTGGAACGCCGAACGCGAGCGGGCACAGGCGGAGCCGGGTCAGGCTGTGGTTGAGCGGCGCCACCTTGGCATCGCCGAACATTGCGGGGATTGCGTCGATTACTACGAACAGGGCTGGTGCATGGCCGGCCAGTTGCCGTCGCCGGGCGTGGACAGCGAGTGCACGACGCACTGCCGCTGCACGATGGAGCACAGGCAGGTGCCGGTGAGCGAGTTGAATGACTGGCTGGGAACGAGGCGCAGATAATGGCGGAGCAGAACGGAACAGCAGTGAATGGTACGGGGCCGGCAGGCGTAAAAAGCCGGCGCCAGCAGGCATGGGAGCGACTTATGCTGCGGCTGTTGTCGCTCGAGCCAGGCATGATGTACAGTATCTCTTTGGCGATCGACGACAAGGAGGGGTATCTCCTGGGCAGCATCGAATGCAAGGGCAAGGTTGAGCGCTGGGGATAGGCTTGACATTGCAGTAAAGTCACTGTAGACTTACGTGTAGCTGAATATGCGGGCCGGCGACCGTACCGGCCGACGCGATGTGAAACGATGACACACAGGCGCATTCCTTTCGAGGAGTGCGCCTTTTTGTTTGGGAGTTGACCGGGATGCCAGCAGACGTACAAGCCAACACATTCATGTTCCGCTCGCTGCCGCTGCGTGCCGTGCCGGTGCTGAGCGTCGATCGTGAACAGCATATCATCCACGGCGTGTCAGCCGCGCAGGCGGTCGAGGCGCTGGGCCATGACATGATTCTGGACGGCCGCACCATTGCACAGGTCGTGGAGCACGGCAATGCCGCGCGTAACGGCGTCAAGAGCCGCTTTACGCATCCGGGCCTGTCCAGTACGGGGCTGGGCAAGTACCTGGGCCGGCTGCGCGACTTCAGGCAGGAGGGTGACAAGGCGCTTGCCGACCTGCACCTGGCCGACAGCGCCTTCAAGACGCCAGAGGGCGACCTGGGCACCTACGTGATGGACATGGCGGAGCACGATCCCGACATGTTTGGCATGAGCATGGTCATCCAGGGGCGCCGGGTATGGACGCTCGCCGACGGCAGCGAGATGGACGTGGAAGACTTCAAGGAAGGGCGGCGCCCCGAGAACGCCATCACCGAGAAGCCGGTAGTGCGGGTCAAGCAGCTAATGGCCGTCGACGCCGTAGACGAGCCGGCCGCCAACCGTGACGGGCTCTTTGCTGCGCGTCACCTTTGGGCGACAAACAGCCTCTCGCAAGAGGCGTTTGACGATATCGACGAGTACCTGAGCGGCGCAGGCGTGACGCCGCAGCGAGCGTTTGAATTCGCGCTGGCCTATTTCACGGCGCGGGGAGTGGACGTAAAGGAGTTCAAGCAGATGGCAGAAGAAACGAAAGACACGGCGCCTGAGCAGCCAGAGGCGACGCCGGTAACGCCGGCCGCTGCAGATCCCGCCGCTGAGCAGGCCGCACCAGATGCTGACGCCGAACTGGCCGCACTCAAGGCGCAGGTGGCAGCAATGCAGGCGGAACTGGATGCGAAGGCTGACCAGGGGGCCGAACTGGCAATGCGGCTGCTGGAAGCCGAGCAGCGGACGGAGCAGTTGGAACACGCCGCTATGCGCAGCCGTTTTGCTGCACTGGCCGCCGGCTGGTATGGCGATGCCACCAAGCACGCCGACGTGCTCGAGAAGCTGGCGGCACTGGACGGCGAGTCCGGTGAGGCGTTCCAGTTCTATGTGCAGACGCAGAACGCCCTGTTCGAGCAACTGCGCACGTCAGGGCTGTTTGGTGAGAAGGGCAACGACAAGCCCGGCAACTTTGCCAGCGCCACCGAGCAGGTCGCGCAGCTGGCCGCGACTCGGGCCAAGGAGCAGGGCATTTCGCTGGGCGAGGCAATGAAGCAGGTCTTTGGCGAGCAGCCGGGCCTGTACGAACAGTACGTGGTCGAATCCGTGGCCACGAAAGCAAAGGGGAGGGAGTAACCATGACCACACAAAGTGCGGCCGTCTTTGATCACACGTTCAAGGCCGCGGCCGACCAGTCGGCCAAGCAGTATTACCTGTTGGGGCTCAGCGCCGCCGGCACCGTAGCGGTGTGCAACGCCGCTGCCGACCGGGTTATCGGCGTGCAGATGAACAAGCCCGCCGCTGCCGGTCAGGCGACCGACGTGCGCATCCTGGGCATTGCGCCTGTGGTCAGCGACGGGTCCGGTACGGCAATTGCGGCCGGCGACTACGTCGGGCCGAACAGCGCCGGCAAGGCCGTCAAGAAGGCCACAGCGGATTACAGCGTGTGCGGCATTGCCCTCGCCGCGTCCAGCGCCGACGGCACGGTGATCCCCGTGCTGCTGCTGCCGGGTGCGTTCTTCCGCACGGCCGGCGGCTAACGCTGCGGCTAAGCCAAGCAACTGACGAGACTAACCAGGTTGATGCTAGGAGGCACAACGAACCATGAAGTACACAAGCAAGGACGTGCATGTAGACCAGCTGCTGACCAACGTCAGCATCGGCTACAGCAATGCGGGCTATATTGCCGACCAGATTTTCCCGGTCGTGCCGGTGGACAAGCAGAGCGACAAGTACCTCACCTACGACAAGTCGCACTGGTTCCGCAACGAGGCGAAGATCCGCGCGACCGGCACCAAGAGCGAGCGCGGCGGCTGGAACTACAGCTCCGACACGTACTTCTGCGACCGCTTCAGCTACGGGCACGAGATTTACGATGAAGAGCGCGACAACGCCGACAACGCCTTCCAGTTGGACAGCGATGCGGCTGAATTCGCCACCGATAAGATTCTCATGCAGCGCGAGGTTGCGTTTGCCGGCGACTTCTTCAAGACGTCCGTCTGGGGCACCGACAAGGTTGGCGCCACCGACTTCACCCGTTGGAGCGACTACGCCGGTAGCAATCCGCTGGTGGATGTTTCCGACTGGATGGACACGATCGAGGCGAGCATCGGCCGCGAGGCCAACCGCCTGGTTATGGGCAAGCAGGTGTGGACCAAGCTGAAGTGGCACCCGGACCTGATCGACACCATCAAGTACACCCAACGGGCGCAGATGGGGCTCGACCTGGCCGCCACACTGTTGGAGGTGGAGCGTATCCTCGTGGGCCGCGCCATCTACACCACGTCGCCCGAGGGCACGGCGGAAGCGTCGGTGTCCTACAGCCGCATCTGGGGCAAGCACACGCTGCTCCTCTACGTACCCAACACGCCGTCGCTGCGGCAACCGGCCGCGGGCTATACCTTCACCTGGCAGCGTGTGCCGAGTTCGCTGCGCTATATCAAGCGCCTGCGTGACGAAGAGCGCGAGGCCGACATCATCGAGGCGAACGCCTACTATGATCACAAGGTGACGGGCGCCGCCGCCGGTTTGTTCGGTTCGACGGTCATCGCCTAACCGGGGGCACAACCGGCAAGGATTCAACTATGGCAGGCAGTAAGGTCTGGGCCAAGCGGCCCATCGGCTACGGCAGTCAGGAAATCGACCGCGGTCAGGTGTTCGAACTAGCCGGCGCACGTAACGACGAGAAGCTTTTACGCTTGGGTTACATTGCCCCCTTCGAAGGCAAGCCCAAGGATCTGGTCGAATGTGCCGCCTGTGGTGCGCAGTTCATCGGCGGCGACGAGCGCAGGGGGCACTACGAGAAGCGCCACGTGCGCGTGTTGAGCCCCGAGGAGGAAGACGCCCGCTCCGACCGCGAAGAGCGCTTCTTGGCTGAAGTGGCCCCGCTGCATCTGGAAAAAACGGAGGCTAGCCAGTAATGGAGAAGGTACGCACGAAGTTGGTGGCGGAAGACCTGTACGTGAATGACGATCTGTACGTCGCGGGCGTGCAGGTGGCAGGCGCTCAGGCAACGAAGATCACAGACGCATCGACGGCGCACGCCTTGAACGCTACGTTCAGTGACACGGAGGTCGAGGCAGCGCTCAACGCGCTCGGCACGAAGCTCAACGCTATCATCGACGCTCTGGAGGGCTTTGGCGTTTCGGCCAGCAGCTAACGAGCAATGGCGATAATCTCAGGTGCGGACATCGATAGGGTGCAGGTGCTGTGCGGCGACCCACCTGGCGACACGCAGGTGTTGGATGACAGCATGATCTCGTTTTTCCTGGAGGAATACAACGGGAACTACTACCGCGCCGCCGCCGATGCCGCTGCCGCCATTGCCGCCCACTACGCCGGCCAAGTCGACGTCCGCGTCGGCATCCTCTCCTCGTCCAACAGCCAGAAGACGCAGCAGTTCGCCGAGTTGGCGACGGCGCTGCGCCGGCGAGCAGACGATAGGGCACTGGCCGGCGCCGTACCCTTTGCCGGCGGCATCAGCGTAGCCGACAAGCAGGCCAACCAGGACAATGACGACCTGGTCGTCCCGGCCTTCACACGCGACCTGCACGAAGAGGATGAGGAACCCGAATGATCGACGTGCGCGAGGGCGACGTGCTGGTGCTGGGCGGCGCCGACTATCCCATCAAATCGTGTGAGCCCTGGCCCTGGCCGGCGGGGACAGCCAGCGCCGTACCGTTCCTGGCTGCGAGTGCTGCAACCAAGCGCAGCCCTGGTATGGTCAGCGGCAAGCGCGGCGAGCCGGTTACCCACCTGGCAGGCGTTCGTAGTACGGCTCTGTACCCGGCCACGCCCGATATACTCAAGCGCGAGGACTTGCAGACGCCGCACACACTGCTGATGGCCTATCTGGATGGTGGCGATACGGTCTATGCGTTGGTAGTGGAGGACTTGCGCTGATGCCTGTCACCGTACAGGGTGTAACGCTCAAAACCACCGTGCAAGGCCAGGCGGAAGCACTCGCAGCCGTCCAGCAGATGGAGCGCGAGATTGCCGGCGCCAACAGCGCCTTCCGCCGGGCCATCGGGCGAGCGGCGGAGCACGGCCAGCGTTACGCCCGCCAGATTTCGCATGTAGATACCGGCGAAATGCAGGGGGCCCACCGGGCACGCTACACCGGGTCCCTGCGCGCCGAGGTCTACATCGACCAAGGGCGGCGTAACATCCGGGGAGGCCGGCCGCACATCTACGGCGTGTACGAACATGCGCGCGGCGGTGGGCACGCCTTCTATGCCCGCACAGTCAGCGAAGAGGGCGGCGCCATCCTCACCGAAGTCGCCAACACCATCACAGCGAGCCTGCCATGACCGCACCACGTGAAGCCGCCCGCAAACAACTGGCGACGCTGCTCGAGGCCGCCCTGGTAGGCACCGGTAAGCCGGCGCAGGCCGTCTACCCCTACCAGGTGGGCGACTTCAAGGGCGCAACGCCGGTTGTCGCGGTGACGTCGGGGCCGATGCGGCGCCGGCTGGACAGCATGGGCGAATGCTGGCGCAAGTCCTTTCAGCTGCTGGTGTATGTGTTCGTTGCCTACTCCGACGCTGCCGGCTGGACGGAAGACATGGCGGAAGATGCGATCGACGCCATCGAGGACGGCATTGCCGCGGTCATCCTTGCCAACCCGCGCACCGACGCCTGGGTAACGATTGCCTACGATGATGCCGGTACGCAGCTGGATGGCGTTGTCATCGGCGGCGAGGAATACCGGCGCGAACTGATCACCTTCGATGTGGAGGCTTATGGCTAAGAAGAGTAACCCCGAAAACGATACTCGCCTGCCAGTGCGCTACCTGAACCCCGGCGCCTACATCCCCGGCGTGCCGCAGTGTGACATGACGGCGGAGCAGTGGGCGGAGGTGCCGCTGCCGCTGCGGTCACTGGCGCTGGCGAGCGGGTTGTACGAAGTGGATGCGGAGATACCCGCCCCGGCTGCCGATGCGGTGCCGGCCAGTGGAGAGGAGTGTGGCTGTGAAGCCGGCCAGCGAAGAGGAGTGTGAGGGGTCAGTCACCATCCGATAAATCGGGGAGCTTGCAACTAACTTCGGGGAGAAGTCGCTGCGTTCGGCGCACTGACAAGCGCCCGGCTACCGATATTGATAGCCGCGATGTGGTCAGCCAACCCAGCGTGATTGCACTGAACAC